ACCTTCTATAAAAAATATGATTTCCTATCTGTACAGTCACCTCAAACGCATGGGACCAGTACGGTTCTACTTTGTCCGAATGATAAAACAATGCTCCTCCGGTTATGTCTGGATGTTCTTCAGTCATCACTACAGCAGCAATGGTTTTAGCGGTGATCCAGGCACGTTCCTCCCTGATCGTTTCCTTGAGTCCGTCACAGTAATAACTAAACTGGCACTGGTGACGTACTATCCTTCCCTGATCGTCCCTATCGGCTTGTTTTACGACCTCACAGACGGTGTTTGGGAATCTACTGTCCAGCATACGGTTAATTGCAACTAATCCTACAGCAATTTGACCTATTATAGGTTGATTTCTGGATTCAAAGTAGATTGCACTCGCTAAACAATGGGTCTGCTCCTCCATATCCATGAAGTCAGGTTCAGCATGCACAACACTACTTAAGAATACTATTGTTAATGCTTTAATTATTATCTTAATCATATACTAAAGTTCTCCTTAGAATACTTATGTATTTATTTTACCATCAAAATGCCCTCTAGAATATCCTAGTGTGAAAAATTACCAAAATAGACCTCTTTTTAGTCAGTTTCAGCTACGGTCAAAGTGCCTCCATTGAGGTCAATGTCCTCCAGGACACCTTGGACCAGATCAGCATCAGCACCGTATATGGCTGCCTGACTGTGCTGGAAACATTCATTGCACATATCAAGATACTCCTTTGTGCGTGGGTCTTTCCTACGACTTTCGTAGTCCATCAATAGTGTATTACAGGCTATACAACGCATGTTTTTCTCCTTTTAGTGTATTCTTGGGAATAAGTTAAAGTATCTATCTTCTAAATCCTTATCGGACATTGTTTCTAGTTCCAGTTTAATTGAGTTTTTCACAAGATTAAACACCTCGTCAAGGCTCATTGTGATCGACTCAAATTCAACCAAAGCACGGATCAAGTCTTCCCTAGTAGGTAAATCGGGCTCCGGATGTTCTCCTGAGTTGTCGTACTCTTCCTCCCAATCTTCATAGCTCATTGTTAATTTGCTCCTCTATTGTGTCATATAAATCAGCGTTTTTATGGCTGCAAATATGCTTGTTAATGGTCAAACCCATATTATCTAGCCCTGAGACGCTGTATACGTCCTGTACAGCAAAACCTTCTCTAGTGCCAGTGTCCTCTTCCTCATTATACCAATGTGTCATAACGAGGTACTCAGTGCCGTCTACGTCTACAACGTGTTTATGTGCGTCATTCATTTTTTAAACTCCTTTTATTTTTCAGTGAATTGATTAATGGCAAATTCCTTGGCATCTTCCAGATTTTTAAAACTTAAACAATTAACCATGAATCCTTTTTTGACAATTCTGTTTCCAGTAGGGTGCGGAAACGTATGACGCTTAAAACTGACCAAAAAAACACCTCCTTTTTTTTTCTTGATCGATCCAATGTTTGTCCCTACATTGTCAGAATCTTGAATTCCCCAAAACCCCTTTGAAGCAAGTTTGTCGTAAAATATAATTTTCATTAGTATGCTCCTAATTGTATTGTGAAATATCTACCAATAGCTCTAGACAGTGTATAACAGTCTGAAACAATAATATATACCAAATCCACTTGAGTCGATCCACAGCAAAACCTCCTTTTTACGATTAGACTACTGAAGAAAACAAAAGTTCAATTTCAGATCAACTTTATTTATCTTTTAATAGTCGATCCAATTACTTGTTTTAGTCGGTATACCTCATCCAATAACTTTTTAATGTCATTCGATGCTGTACGTATATCATCTGCCATAAACTCTTGACCGTCTAGTTCTAAGTCTAACGCTAAATTATCAAGGTATTCTAAATCAGTTTTAATTTTCATTTGTTAATACTCCTATGAGTTAATTGTTTAAATTTTGTACGCATTGAGAATATATGCCTAGTCCAATTTTTGGATGCACTGCGTTCCTTAAAATCTGCACTGGGCAATGATTTTTCTTATAGTAAATAACTTCATCAAAATGAATCCCTAGCCACTCCTGCATAGTTTTCCGTCCAGCTAGGTTAGATGTCTGAATAAATCCGGTGGGCCTTTTAACGTCCTCTACATCAAAATTAAAACTAGACCAGAAACAATGCCGACCGATAATTTTAGTCGGTTGAATCAAAAAATCGTAGTACGGTTTGACGTTTTCCACTACAAAATGACCCTTGTAAAAATTCTGTAGGAAAATAATTTCCTCGTATAGCTTCATATCAGGGTATTTTCTAGTCTTATGGCGGGTTGCTTTAGCCATTTTTGAATGTGTCGGACAAGGCGGCGATGACCATATAAAGTCAAATTTATTCGGGTCTTGTTCTATTGTTTGCCTCAGATATTCGTGGGCATCGCCTACTATTACCTCGTCTTGTGGATACAGTTTTTTATACACTGCAGCTATTTTTTCATCAAATTCTACTGCAGTGACTTGTACTGTATCCGGCCATAATGCTCTATTTCCACCGATACCGGCGTATAAATTTAATACTCTCATTTTTTTAAACTCCTCTATTTAGATACTGCAATAAGATTAGCTTTACTAAATTTTTGTGTATAGCGTGAAGCTTTACTACCATGCACGTTAATAACTATGTTTTTTGGTGCTTTGTTACCACTACAGAGTAAACAATCTAAGCATTCCAGATTTTTACTGTCTGATAGGCATTCGATTTCATTTGGTAACATAGGCGCATCGGTAGTCTTAACTCTAAACGTGCGAGCTCCTAAATTTTGATGTGCTAGTGCTTGTTTTGGTGTGTCTGCGGATGCCATACAATACCGAAGTATTCTGATATCAAATTTAGTGTGTCTGATTTGGTGAGTGTATCCGGTATGTCCGTCTAATTCGGTGTTAGATATAAGATCATCCCAAACAGAAAATGGGACCGCTGCAGGGTCACCGTATGCTCCCAAACGTAGTTTTCTGTTTTTGAAGTATTTAGCGTGTAATGATGCGTCATAGGTAGGATAGGTATTGTTCTTAAATGCTTTATAAACCATTGTAGGCGCTCGAGATTGATCTACATAACAAGAACCATTTAGATAATGCCTATGCGGACAAGCACCACAAATACTGTAGTCTGCTCCGGTTTTAGAGGCATCCATAGGCGCTAAATCGGATTTTAATATCCATGTTTGTATCATGTTGCCAGTTTTTACGTTTTTACTGTTAAATGTAGCAATAACTACTATTGGTTCGCCATCCAATACCGACGAACCATTATATAGAATAACTCCCAATGGTTTTTTCATTTTATGCCACCTCTTTATTTAATAATGTTTCTTTTTTGTTTTCCCAATACGATATGTCAGCAGCTAATCTATCAATTTCTGATTGCTGCACTAATTCTTTAGTAAATTCTACGGTATAAGGAAATACATTAATATCAATCCCTAAGTCTTTAGCGTCTAAGTATCTCTTATAGCCTAAACTTAATGCATTTAATGCTTTTAACTGTAAAGAGATATACTCTATCCAAAACTCACAATCACCTATTTCTGAATTAGATTTATCATGGTTTTCATTAAAGAATGTAATACTATTGTAGTCGAATTTTTTATAGTAATTGACGTCAAAAATAGCCATCTCTAACGAGTCTTGTATTTTGTTTATGTTCTTTTTTGATATGTACATTTGTAATACTCCTTATTGGTTTATGTTTCGTTATATTAATTTGACATGTAGTTTATAGAAAAGTTCCGCAGTAAACAATTATTTTTTTATGTGTCCATAGGGTTCTACATAGACACATACTCTTTAGTTTTTCTTATGTATTCCCAAGTCTAGCCTGTGGAAAACCTGTTGAAAACCTGGGGATAACCTGGATATTCCTGGGGATAAGCCTGTGGATAACTTTGCACTCTTTTGGTGCATAAGTATAACCTGTGGATAACTTGTGCACTACATTGGTGCACTAATGCACTACTTTGGTGCATGCCCCAGGATGGTGCATCAGTGCACTATTGTGGTGCATGTGGATGCTTGAGAGTCCTGAGTGAAATTGGAGGCCACGGGGGGGGGAGTAGTTGTGGTCGCACTTGGAGTAGCTACTCAAGTTTGCAAAAGAGTAATTTTAGCACTTTAATTATACAAAAAATAACCAAAACTCCCTTAAGTTATACAAAAGTTAACTATTTGAATACCAAAGAAAAATACTGCGCCCCTAAATACACTAAAAAAGGTCATAATACACATTATTTTATTTAGGTATGGACATTTAGTTAAAAATATGATACAATATAAAGTGTATTTTAGTAACTTTAGAGAACATTATGAAGGATAAAGAGCCACCAAAGAAAAAAAGAGGTAGACCAAGGAAGGATGATTTAGTTAAAGCTAAAAATCCAGTAGGTAGACCTAGAGGTGATAACTCAGTAATAGAAGAATATAAACAAAGGATGCTAACGTCACCTAAATCAAGGAAAGTTTTAGATTCAATCTTTAATGCTGCTTTAGATGATGACCATAAACATCAAAGTGCAGCTTGGAAACTCCTAATGGATCGTTTAGTACCCTTAAGTTACTTTGAAAAAGATAAGTTAGGTGGAGGTAGAAGTTCAATATCCATTAGTATTTCAGGAGTAGGTGAAACTTCAGTAGTTGGGGAAACTTTAGAAGGAGACTTTGAACATAATGACACTTAAGTATTTCTCTAGGGACGAATTTGCTTGTCAACAGACAGGGGAAAATGAAATACAGGATGTATTCCTAAAAAGGCTGGACGATCTAAGGGACGTATGTGGTTTTCCCTTTGTAATCACTAGTGGGTACAGATCACCTAATCATGTCCTAGAGGCATCCAAAAGCCGCCCAGGGACTCATTCCCAGGGTATTGCATCGGACATTAAAGCAGACAATGGTATTGACCGGAGACGTATAGTGGAAAACGCACTTAGGTTAGGTTTTAACGGTATTGGTATAGCTAAGAACTTTGTACATGTGGACATCAGGGAAACTGACCCTGTAATGTGGTCCTATGATTGAGTTGTATGGAGCATCATGGTGTAGGGGCTGTAGGTTGTCCAAGGAATACCTGAAAGCTAAAAACATAGAGTATACCTACTACGAGGACGATGGTAGTGACGAGTTCTGGGACGAAATAGAGGAACGATGTGGTTCTAGGGCTATTCCTCAGATATTAATTTATGATAACCATATTGGTGGGTATGCGGATTTAAAAAGGATTATACCTTAGTAATCCTTTATGACTGATCTGAACATAGAATTGTTACCTTGGCAACAGGACGTTTGGAATGACGATAGACGTTTTAAGATAGTTGCCGCAGGAAGAAGAACAGGTAAGTCCCGACTAGCGGCCTGGATGCTGATAGTCAACGCCCTACAAGCAGAACGAGGTCATGTTTTTTATGTAGCTCCAACCCAAGGGCAAGCCAGAGACATTATGTGGCAAACCTTATTGGAACTGGGGCATCCGGTGGTAGCATCGTCACATATTAACAATCTCCAAATAAAATTGATAAACGGGTCCACTATAAGTTTAAAAGGATCGGATAGACCCGAAACAATGCGAGGCGTGAGTCTTAAGTTTCTTGTCATGGATGAGTACGCAGACATGAAACCTGAGACATTTGAACAAATATTAAGACCCGCGCTTGCCGACCAAAAAGGTTCCGCATTGTTCATAGGAACCCCTATGGGACGTAATCATTTCTATGAACTTTACAAATATGCAGAACTGGAGGACGATGAAACTTATAGGGCTTGGCACTTTACCTCTTACGATAACCCATTACTCGACAAATCAGAGATTGATACGGCAAAAAAATCAATGTCGAGTTACGCCTTTAGACAGGAGTTCATGGCCTCCTTTGAAGCCAGAGGCTCAGAAATGTTTAAGGAAGACTGGGTTAAATACGGAACTGAACCCGAAGACGGAGACTACTATATCAGTATTGACCTCGCGGGGTTTGAGGAAGTTAATAAAAAACGGACGAAAAACACGAGGCTTGATGACACGGCAATCGCAGTTGTCAAAGTTAATACTGATGGGTGGTTTGTGCACGATATTATTTACGGGCGTTGGGAGCTTAACGAAACCGCCTCCAAGATATTTCAGGCAATTAATCAGTACAGACCAGTATCCGTCGGAATTGAACGTGGCATTGCTCGACAAGCCGTTATGTCACCACTACATGATCTAATGAAACGTAATCAGCGTTTCTTCAGGGTTGAGGAATTAACCCACGGAAACAAGAAGAAAACTGACAGGATTATGTGGGCGTTACAAGGAC